CACACACGAAGAGCACCACTTCTCCGTGTATTATAAGGACGTTGCTTTAAATCCAAGTAGGGACAGGCTTTCCAGAGGCTTTACCTCTAGCTTTTTGTCTTTGATTTAGGTCCATTCCAAAGGCAAGGTGGTTAGCTTCTGCCTGGGGGTCATCCATCCAAGCTTGAAGGTGGTCTAACCATTCTTCTGTCTTTCTATCTTTTAGGGCTTGATCAGCTGAGATGGAGAGGGCATCGGTAAACCACTTGACTCCTTGGGCAAGGGCATCGACTCTATCGTCATGCTTGACGGCCCCTTTTTCCCTACACATTCTGGAGATTTGATATCCAAGCATATATTGGAATCTAGTTTCAGTTGGTCTTTCAGAACCCGATTCATAATCCCATTTAATAACCTTGGGGTCAATAACCAACCTATGCTG